ATGGGTGCAGACAACCCGCCACCGAGTGACGAGAAGCTTCCCGACGAGATCTACCACGACCGGAATCTCCTCGCGATCGCCTTTGCGAGGGCGATGCGACTCACCTGGGGACCGGACACCGCGGGCTGGTACTGGCACAACGACTGGCCGGTCGTCTGGGTCGACACGCCAGCCGGCCAGCAATCCTGGCACGTCACCCCCGACCTCGAGGATGTCCTCGAGCGCTCACCACTCGACAAGCGTGAGCCGATCGGCGGCTACGACGGCCATTCGCGGACCCTGAAGAACTGCCGACTCGCCCGCTACATCACCGGGACCTACTGATGACCGAACGGATCGAGTTCGGCTCGAAAGCGGCGGCCGACCAGTTCCGCGACGAGTACGCCGACCACCTCTGCAGTAACGACGATCGCCGGCTCAAGACCGTCGCGATCTCCTCGGACGCACCCGACCACGTCCTCGAGACGGCGACGATCGAGGCCGCGGCGGGACGCTCGGAACGCGGTGGCCGCGGTGGCCAAGCCGAGCTGACCGACCACGAACGCGAGTCGATCGACTTCTCCCGGACGACGGTCCCCCCACGCCAGGAGCGTGAAGGGGTTGATGCTCGAGGAGGGCGTCGACGACTGGCTCGCGTACTACGATCACACGCTCAGCGTCGACGAACACCGGGAAGTAGCCGAGCGAGCGGCCCGCGACGAACGCGGTGACCGGCTCGACGCCGACACTAACGTCGACGATCGCCTCGCCGACCTCGAGGGCGCGCAAGACGAGCAGTGCGGCCACGCTCGCGACCACTGCGAGGACGGCGAGGACGAGGCCTGCGAGTTCCTCGTCGAAGCGTGCGGCTTCGATGAAGACGACGTCCAGGCCCTCGTCGGCGACGCTCGCGCGGACGACCCGCCGGGCGAACTCTACGGCGCCAAGAATCTGGCCTGGCGACGCTACCAGATCGCCGTCGCGGAGGCAAAGGAGGCCGCGGCAGCGATCAACGAACTCAACGACCTCCTCGGGGAGCCGGCGACGACGTTCCGCGAGCTGGGCCAGCGCGAACTGACGAAAGACGACATCGACTGGTAACACCATGACAGGCTACTACTGCCCCGTCGAGGGGTGCGACAAACACACTGACGAATGGGACGACGACCAGCCTCCGTTTACCTCCAAAGAGGGGGTTCAGGGCCACGTCAACGCCAAACCCGACGACGACCACCAGCAGGCGCGGGACGCAGGGGCGTGGGTAGAGGCCCCCGAGGCAGGCAAAGCAGGGGACGGCGAGGGGGACGAGAGCGACGACGACCAGCAAACCGACCAACAAGAAGGGGGCGATCAGGGGGCCTCGAGCGGTGGCTCGACCCCCTCGACCACCCCCTCAAGCGACGACGACATGATCACGACCAACGACGACCAACCGGACGACCAGGGAGAACCAGCAGACAGCACCGACCCGTGGGACCCAGATGACCAGGGAGACGACCAGCAAACAGGGAGCCCTCAGGGGGCCTCGAGCGGTGGGTCAACCCCCTCGACCGGCCCCTCGTTCGGTGGCCCGAGTCTTCGGACGACCGCACTCCTGATCGGGGCGGCCATCGCGATCGCCGTCGTGATCGTTCTGTGGCGACGCCGGCGGTCGGATCCGATCGATGTCGACTCGGCCGACCCGACCCCCGACGATGAGGACGAGTCGACCGGCACCGGCATCGACCGCGAAAGCGGGGGTGGTCTCCAGTGAGCGACGCCATCGACGAGCCCGAAGACGACCTCGAGGACGCCGCCGACGAATCCGGGCCCGAAGCCGAACTCGAGGAGGACGCCTATGCGGAAGTCGATCCGGAGATCGCCGAGCAGGTCGCTGCGGCCGACACCGAGGACGAGGTCGACGACGCCGGCGACGAGGTAGACGTCGACGACCCAGCGGATGATCCGGATGCCGGCGACGGCGCGGCCAAGTCGTCGAACGACCTCACTCCCGGCCACATCTACTGCAAGGCGCTCGGAGCAGGTGCGACCATCGGGCAGGAACGGATGGGATCGGGCGTCGACGACCGATCGGAGTCGATCGAGGAGTACGCGGCGCTCGCGAAGGACCTCGACTTGGATGACTACTTCGACCAGTGGTACGCCGAGAACTGGGGCGGTGATCCCGACCTCGGGCCCGGACAGGGGCTTGTTGCGTTCACGTCGCTGTTCGCGGTGATGGTCCTCGTCGAGGACGCGGAGATGCTCGACGGCGCGCTCGATTCGATGAACGACCTGTCGATGGAGGAAGCATGAATCTTCGAAATCTTGCAACCGGCGGGGATCCCCGAAAAGCGATGGCAGAACAGTTCTTCAAGAGCCAGCAAGCCGAAGCGTTCCTCTCGATCGTCGCCCATCGCGAGCGCCGGATCATGGAGGCCGTCGCCGACCTCCAGGAGGCGGCCGGCGACGACATCGACCCCCTCGAGGGACTGCCGTCGGTCGAGGACCGCGTCGGTCAAATCCGCTCGATGGCCCTCGCGATGATCGACGGCTCGCTCCCCTCGTGGTACGTCACAGAGGCGATGCACGACCTCGAGAACGCCGAGGAAGCCGCTCAGTACGCCGACCAGACGGCGGAAGAGTGGCAGGAGACCAAAGAGACGTGGGCAGAGCGATACCGCGAGCAGGGGATCGAGGGCGGCGTCGACGAACTCGCAACGGCCCACGTTCGGGCCCGCTTCGATGTCGACGACCTCGAGACGTTCCGCGAGGCCGTCGTCGAGTGGTCGGACGAGAGACGCCAAGCCGTCCTCGAGGAGGCACTCGCCGGCGGCCTCGAGATGGCCGAGCAAGGTATCTACCAGGTAGCGGAGGACCTCGAGGAATGAACCTCACGTTCGGTGCCCGCACCAACTGGGGGAAGAGCTACGGGCTGCAGGCGTACACGGAGCGCAACGCTCCGGAGTACGACCGAACGGTCCTCGTCGACTACAAGGACGAGTACACCGGGCTGGTCGAGTCGGGACTCCTGCAGCGGCTCCCGATCCGACCCGGCACGGAGAACCTGTCACGGGCCCAGTGGCGGCAGATTCTCGAGGACAACGGGAACCTGCAACTGGCCCGCGACGGCATGACCGACGACGCCTGGCGGGAGACGATCGCGACGGTGATCGAGGCGCTGGCCCAGCTCGACGAGCGGACGTTCCTCGGGTTGGACGAGGCCCACCGGCTCGCGCCGCAGGGGAAGGGCTACCCGGACGCTTTCGACACGCTCGCGACGACGTGGCACGGCGACGGGATGGGCGTCGGGTGGGTCACCCAGCGCTTCGCGAAACTCGACGAAGACATCGCGTCGCAGTGTCAGGCGTCGATGCTCGGCGGCTTCGGTTCCGGGAACGACCTCGACAAGGTCCGCGGAATCGTCGAGTACCCGGCCGATGTTCACAAGGCCGACGCCGAAACCTGTCCGCGGACACTCCCCGACGATCTCCTCGTCGACGGCGAACCGCTGACGCTCCGACGGTTTAGCGACGACGCGGGCAACACGATCGGCTCCGAGTGGATCTATTCGGACGACACGACCCTGCAGCGGATCGACTCGCGCGATTGGACGCTCAACAGCACGCACTACGGCAGCGACCGGGTCCGGATCAAACACCCCTTCGACGACTAACTCAGAATGCGAATCGACGTAACGCTCCGCGGGAGCAAGGCCGAACAGTGGAACCGGATTCAGGAACGTCTCGAGGAGCGGCGCGGCCACGAACTCAAGCGGTCGGAGGCCGCGGGGATCGTGATGGCCGACTTCGAGCGGAGCCTCGAGGAGGAGCCCGCGGACCGGAGTCGATCGCGACGGTGACGGCGGACCGCGGCGGACCGCGGCACCGTGCGGTGCTTTGTGTCGGGAGAACGCGGTTCTAACGCGCTCTTATATCCGATCTCGGCCGTTTGGTCGGATCGCATGGCGATGCAATTTGATGAGGCCACTCAGGTCCTCACTGACAGCGACGTGTGGATGGATGTCGGCATGGTTGCGGGCGGGTACGCCGCTCCGTACGTAATCGACACCGCGACGGGGACGATGCTCCCGCCGGAGGTCTTCGGTATCGGTGGGATGGCCCTCGGCGAGATGGTCGTCAACAACCGTGCGTTCACCCTCGGCTCGGGCGCGTTCGTCGTCCGAGAGGCAGCGGCTCGGTTCAACCTTGAGAACCAGGTTCAGGAGGTGCTGGCCTAAATGAGCCTCTCCCTGTATGCCGCTCTGGGCGACTCGAGCAAGTACGTCACCACGCAGACGAACGTTACCGACCAGCTGACACCGGTGCTCTCGATCACCCCGAAGGACGGCGTCGGCGTTCTCATCCGTAACGCGGTCGACATGGGGAGCAAAGTCGGGGTACCAATCTACGCGAAGCTTCGCGACGCCGACGGGAACCCGCTTCCCGCAGACACTCGCGTCGCGCTCGGCTACGAAGCCCCGACCGACGAGAGCATTCAGGTCGTCTCCGACCCGAAGTCGACGATCGCGAGCTACATCAAAAACTCCGTCTCCGACCAGCAGGACGACCGCAAGGTCGACGCCGTCAAGCACCAACTCAAGGGCACCAAGCTCGAGGTGCGGGACATCGACGAAGCGTACATTCTGGTCGATTCGTCGGCGCAGATCGACCACGCCCAGAGTGAGATCTACTTCGAAGAGTCGGCGCTCGCGGAGGTGGACCTCGAGTAATGGCGATCAAACACAAGCTCAAGTCAGCAAACTGGGTTCCTGGCAGCGTCACCCTCCGCGAGTTCGAGACCCAGGCGGGCACTCCCGGCGAGGCGAGCGTCGTCGCCGAGACGCAGGTCGGCCGCCCGCTCCAACTCCGAGACGACGAGGACAGCGAGCTACGGCTCGTCCTGCCGGCCCACGAACATCGCATGACCAACGGGTCGGCAGACGATCAGGAGACGTTCGAACTCGATCACAACCTGCTCGAGTGCCCGTCGACGCAGGACTTCCTGCTGTGGGAAGACGGCACGGTCGTCGATCCGGACAGCGTCGACTACGACGCCAACTCGTTCGACTACACCGCGAGCGGGACCGACACCGACCTCGACGTCTTCTACGTCGCTCGGAACCCAGCGTCGGTCGAGATCCGCAAGACCGCGCCCGGTGCGGGCGGCAAGGTTAACCAGACGCTCAAGGAGGCACAGACGGCGATCCTGCACACCCGCGACCAGGCTCAGCAGGAGATTCGCTTCGGCTTCGATCGAACCCCGCTGCAGCCGTACGTCCCCCGGAAGTTCCGCCTACAGGTCGTCGTCGACGCGCCGTACACAGTCGCGTTCGAGGCCCCCGAGCGAGCCAACGGAAAGCCTCGAGCGAACAACGCCCTGCTGTCGCTGCCGCGACTCCAGACCGAGGCCCGCATCGAGGGGCTGGGCGCGGCGGTCAAGCAGGACATGATCGGAGTCCGGGGGTGATCTCCCGTGCAGGGCGGTCTGTCCGACGGCACCGGACCCGGCGAGCTTGCGGTCACCGCGACGGGAACGTCGTCGAAACCGACCGCGACCTCGAGGCCGGCGAACCAGAACCAGACCCAACCCCAGCAGCCCCCAGAGAGCCCGACCGCGCGGCTCGTCTATGGGACGCAGTGGACGCAGGACGACATCATGATCGGCCTGCTGGCGCTGCAGGCGGTGCTGCTGGTGTTCGTCACGATTCGATCATGACCGGACACATGCAGGGGCGCATGGGCCCCACTGACGGTATCGACATGGAGGTGATCTAAATGCCCGGCCCAGCCGCTGCACTGGCCGCTGGCGAGGCGGCCGACCAGGCTGGTGATGTTGCGGAGCCGGCTGCAGAGGCCGTAAGCAACGTCACGGAGAGCATGAGCGAGGCAGCCAAAGAGAGCCAAGGGTTCAACGTCGCGATGATCGTTGCCGCGGTCGTCGCTGCCTTCGTCATCTACAAACTGATCAATATGCTCAGTGGCCCCGGCGACGCAGCCGGAGACCTCTGGGATGGATCGGCCGACGCAGCCGGCGGACTTGGTGGCGCGATCGGCGATCTCTGGGGTGGATCGGCCGACGCAGCCGGTGGACTCGGTGGCGCGATCGGCGATATCTGGGGTGGGTCGACCGACGCAGCCGGCGGGATCGGCGGCGCTGTCGGCGATGTCTGGAGCGGGTCGACCGACGCCCTCGGTGATATCTGGGGCGGGTCGACCGATGCTGCAGACGGTGTCGGTGACCTCGTCGGAGACGTGACCGGCGACCTCTGGGACGGCGCAGGTGACACCGCAGACGGCGCTGGCGATTTCGTCGGAGACGTGACCGGTGACATCTGGGATGGCGCAGGCGACACTGCAGACGGCGCTGGCGACCTCGTCGGCGACGTGACCAGCGGTCTCTGGGGCGGCGCAGGTGACACCGCAGACGATGCTGGCGGTGCCGTCGACGACGCAACCGACGCCGGGAGCGACGTGATCGATGATGCGGCCGACGCCGGGGGCAACCTCGTCGACGATGCGGCCGACTTCGCTGGAGGGCTGATCTAAGATGGAACCCACCGCGCTGCTCAATCAATTCGGCTTCCCGACCGTCGCGTTCCTACTCATATTCAAACTCTATCGGGAGGAACGCGCCGGACGCCGGGAAGAGCGGAGCAAGTGGCTCGAGGCGATCCAGGAACACACGGCTGCCGTGCGCGATCTCCGGCGAGATGTCCGGACGGTCGCGACCGACGGCGGGAGCGAGCAGGAGGGGGCTGACTCGTGATCGGGTCGTCAACGGTCGGTCCCAACAGCCCGATCGAGCGGGTTCTCGCCGACTACGGCGTCGACGCCTCATCCTGGGGCGAGGACCTCGTCGAAGACGATACCGAGCGGTTGTTACTCGCGCTGTTGCTCGAGCATCGGGGAGAGAACGCCGTCGAGGCGCTCAATCCTGAGTCGGACGACAATCGGGAAGCGGCGTATTTCGTGACCGAAGAGCCGCTTCCCGTCACTTCGACCGACGAGGAGCGTCTCAACTGGGGGTTCCCAGCCACCTCGGTGACGATCTGGGGATTCACCGAGCCGATTTACGTCGCGTTCCGCTCGGACGGCGACTTCCGAAAGATCCCCCTCGAGCCGGGCAACGCGCCGTATCACGAGGCCCCACAGGGCGGGCTTGGAGCCTCGAGCGTCTGGATTGGCAAGCGGAGTAGTGAGACGAACGACACGCAGGTCCTCGTGAAAGCCAACAAATGACTGTTATCGGAGAGAAAACGGCAACGTGGTCGACACTACTGGACGATCTCGCTGGTGCACTGCTGACGTTCTCGAATTGGTCCGACGCGGATAGCTACGTCGTGAACGACGGCACGGCCAAATCCGAAAACTACGACGACTCGAGTCCGTCGGAGAACGACTGGCACAACAACGGACGGGTACTGCAGGACTCAAAGACGGGTCTCTACCTGCTCATGTACCTGCACGGAAGCTATAACATCGATGGCAACTATTGGTCCGGAGTTCGGTTCGTGCTGTCGACGGACTGGGAGTCGGCCGAGCACCACCCTGCCGGATACACGACGATCGAAAGCGACGACGCACGGGACGGACTCAGAGAGTTCGTCGGCACGGAACGCCCTCAGAGCTATGACGATATCAACACCGACAACGACGACGGTCTCGGATTCGGGATCTGGGGCACCAGCAATTCACTCCTCGCCTCGACGCTCCGCGAGACTGAGATCAGCTATCTGTTGTCCGTCAATTCGGACGGCTTCAATTCGGGGGTCTGGAACGACAACGACGGCAACGACGGGATCGCGTCCGTGACGTTCTACGACTACCTCAGCGACCGGTTCTTTGACGATCCCGGTGTGCCCCTCGCGTTCGGTGTCACGTCGTCGATGGGCAATCACGTCCACGGCTACGGTTTCTCCTCGTTCCACGGCTCGAATGGCGGCACTCGCGATCGCGTGGGGTATGACGGGTCCGCGATCGAGGAAGCCGACTGGGGGATCATCAACCCGTCAAGCGAGGACGATACGTTCTTCTTCCGCTATCCAGCAGTCTTCAAGAACTCCGGCCAGACCGTGCCGGTGGCCTACGTCAGAGAAGTCATCCCGAACGACACGGAGGAGGGCGGTGCCCACGGCGACGACTTCAGCCATGACGGCACCGATTACAAGATCTTCAAGCAGTCGGGGGCGAGTAGCTCGAATCCCGTTAGTCTCGGTCTCAGACACGAATAAGCATGGTGACGCTGACTACCTCCTCGGCACTGGGCGACGGTGGGATAGCGATCGTGCCGGCGAGCGACTTCAACAGCACGCGCCTCGGACCGACGGTCACCCCGTCTCGCCAGACAGTCGCGTTCGATCCGACCGCCGGGGAGGGACTGAGCGCAACGAACAGACGAACGCGAGCCGCTGCCGGGCCGACGACCACGGCACCGGCAATCTCTGCCGCGGACACCACCACAGCCCGACGCAGTCCGACGGTACAACCGACCCGGCAGACCGTCCCGTTCACACCCTACGCGATCGGGTTCGATACTCGAGAGGTGGTGTCGAGAGCAGGGTCGGGGGGCCATCTCGAACGGACGACGCTGATCCCGGGATCGTACTTTCGGACTCTCGAGGGGGTGGCTGTCGATACGGACGGGAAGCCGATCGGAAACGCGAAGTACATCATGGCGATGGGGGATCTCCCGACGGTCGGTCCGGTCGCAGACGACGGGACGTTTAGCGTCTACACGCTCCGATCGGACTACGACGACTTCATCCTCGTCGCGAGTTCCGGGCGGGCAGATGTCGATTACACCTGGTACACGCCGATCGATGTCGAGATCGGCCCGACCGACGATGATGTCGTCCTCGTGTTCGAACCACGCACGTTGACCGGGCTGTATGCCGGGCCAGGGACCGAAATGGGTGGCTCACTTCGCTGAGCCCGCTCTCGAAAAAGAAGGGAGCTTACGCGAGCGCTTTTTCTCCGGGTTCGACGGTATCCTCACCGTCGGTGTACCGCATCGGCGGCACAATCACCCAGACGTGCTGGTTGCCCGCCCACACCGAGACGTAGCCCTCGCTCTCGAGGGGCTTGATGATCTCGTCGAGGACGGCGCTCTTGGGGGTGGTGTTGTCGTAGAGCTTGTTCTTCGCCATCTCGAGTTTGACGCGGCGCTTGGTTTTGTGTCGAGCCGACGCCCGCTCGTGGAGGATACGGTACGCTTCGGCAAGTCGTTCGTCGTCGGGAAGGACCGGCTGGGGCGCGTCGAGATCTCCTTTCGCCTCGACTTCTTTCTGAACCAGCTCGCGGAGCTTCTCGCTTCGGTTCATGTCCTCGCGGTCGGCGATCTCGTCGAGCGTCTCGAGCAACTCGTCGGGGCAGCCGAACGAGACGCGGCTCGAGGGGTCGTGATCCATCCGACCCATCAGGGATTCACCCCGGTTTGCATATCCCGTGAATACGGGGACGGCGTCGGGATGTGCAGTTCGTATGCAAGGGGGGTGGGGATGCCTACGGAGGCGGCTATCGCGCGGGTGTGCGTGCGCGTCATGCGCGACCCTCCGCCTCCTGCTCGTAGTCGCGTGACCGTTCGATCGCCTCGTCGTGGGGTTCGCCCTCGAGCGCCTCGTTGGTCGCGTGACGCATCTCGTGTTCGTCGTCGGGGCTACCGTCGGTCGCCGCCACGTTGATCAGCTCGAGGAAGTCAGCCTTGCGGAGCGTGCAGAGATGGGCGCATGGGCCGTCGTGGTACTGCCAGCCCTTGCAGTCGCACCGCCCGATGTACTCGCCGTCCTCGAGGCCGAGCGCGCAGTAGTGGACGCTCTCGCCGTCTCTGAGCGTCACCTTGTAGCCGAACCGGCCGAACGGTTCGATCAGCGCTTCGCGTGGATCCGCTCGAGCCCACGACTCGGTCTCACCGTCGCGTTCAGTCAGGAAGTCGAGAGGTCCACCATCTGATGATGGCTGGAAGGTACTCACGCCAACCAC